ACCGCCACCACCTGCATAATAATAAGTCCCGCTTACATTTTGCCCTGTAGAAGTTGCAGATCCCCAAGATGAATAAGCAGATGATCCAACTCCACCAGCACCGCCTGTATTACTTGCTGGCGCATTTTGACCAGCTGCACCAGCACCACCGCCGCCGCCGCCAGATTGGACTGTGACTTGCCAAGTACCGTTACCAGATCCGCCTGCATAACCTTGCCCAGATGTAAATCCACCGCCTGAGCCGCTTGTACTATTACCGCCACCGCCTGAGCCGCCAGAGTTACCATTAACGTTTGCTAAAACTGAATCGCCACCACCGCCGCCACCGCCGCCACCTACTGCAGCTGTGAGCGATCCGAATACTGAATTAACACCATTACCACCTTTAGAAGCAGAAGCACCAGCCGTACCACCAGCACCGACTGTAACTGAATAATTATTTACAGCCAATGATTCGCTTGCTGCATAAAACAGACCACCAGCACCGCCACCACCTGAATAGAATCCTGCACCAGCAGAAGATCCACCACCGCCACCGCCTGCAATAACTAAAACGTCCAATGTAATTGGCGCGACAGTAACGCCTAAAGTGCCGTTACCTGTAAAAGCGCGATAAAAGTATGTCGAGTCACTTGAAAGAGTTCCGCCAGTTACCACTGGTTTTAGATTGCCGCTCATGCCGCTGGCCATAATGCCAAGCATGGGAGTCATTATGCTAAATCTCCAAACACGATCCAAGAATTAGCAGCTAGTTTTTTACAAGTAGCACCAGAATTAGCAACGCGTAATTTAGGTGTGGCACTTGTCGCACCTGTTGAAATGACTGTCGTCGTTCCCGAAGTAACTGCGCCGATCGTTGGCTGTCCCGCACCGGTGATCCAGAAAACGTTAATCTCCGTACCTACAGCAAAATTAAAAGTAGCGTCTGTAGGGATTGAAAATTGTTTAGCAGTCGCAGCATTCATGGAAAAAATGTTGCCTTCGTCGCCTGATCCGAAAGTATAGTTATCCGTTTTAGTTGTGTATGTCGACGAGATTTTTGGAGCTGTTAAAGTTTTATTTGTTAAAGTTTGCGCTGTAGTTAGATCGACAGTTACCGCGGTGTCGATTGCTACTGTCGGGATCGGACCAGTCGCAGAAGTTACAGAGATTCCCGTACCTGCTGTAATAGCTGTAAGATCACCTTGGTCATTTGCGATCCATGAATAGTCTAGATCTGTAGCAGAAGCTTTAGCCAAGATCTGTCCAGTCGTCCCACCTTTAAGATCGACGAACTGAGTATCTATAGAAGTTCCAAGAGCGGCGATCGCTGTCGCGCCGTCTTTTACAAGGTCTGTCGATTGTGGAACTGGAAAATTAAAGTTAGGCGTTACCGTTGCCATCTATGCCACTGCTCCTGTCGCGTCTTCCCAAATTAGAGTTGGGCTAATTGTATTCCATGACTCGCTCGAATTGACTTGATTCCATCGGAGTGTCACTTGGGAGAACTCCAGCGGAGAAGCGTTTATCGTAATAAAGAGCGAGTTATAACTGGCCGTAAAAGACCAGCCTTCCACGTAACCCTCGAAGACACTATCGACGATGTTAAGCGGAAGATCTGTTACGCGCAGCGGCATTCCCATAAAAATCTTCAATAGTGCGTCGCGGTCGGCGTCGTCAATGTCTGGAGAAGCGATAGGGAACTGAATCGAGTCGAAGAATGCTTGTGGGTAAGATTTAAGCTGTAGACGGCGTTCCAGAGCTAGAGTGGCGTCGACTGTCTTTTCTATGTTTGTGTCCCAGATTTCGGCGAACTTACCGAACTCGGAGATAGAAGCCGCTTGGCTATCGGTTAACGTAGATCCATTATTGTAATTAATAGTAATAAAGTTACGAACGTCGCCGCTACGAGTAACGGACTTTAATCCCACGCCGATTCCCTGACTCGCTGAGATTTCGGTATAGCCATTAGCTGCGAGATAATTTTGTCGATGTAATGCGTCGGCGTATCCGATACGACCAGAACCATCTTCGTAAAGATAGCCCAGTCCCGATTCTGCAATCTGAGAGGCTAACGTGTAACTAGAGACTGGGTCGGCTGATCGGTTTACCATTTCGTATTGTCCGGGCTGATCGATTTGTCCGAGTCCGACGTTTTCCGCGTTAGCCCATGTCGTCGTCGGATCGTACTGATACCACTGCAAAGCGGGAGCGACTTCGTTCCACATGTTAAGAAGTAAATCCGAAAGAATGTTGTAAATCTGATCGCCATCGTAATCTTTGGCTAGAGCCAGTTCCCAGTTAGCCCGAGCCAGTTTAGACAGTGCGCCCAGTGCAGTAATGCGCGCGCTAGTAACGTAGGCAGTCGATCCAGCTGACACGACGCTGATCTCGATGTCGCTAATAAAGCCGCCGTAAAGATCGACGAAAACTCCAGTGGAATCTTTAATCGAGATTAGGATCTCGTTACCTACTGTAAAAGGGTAAGAAGTATTCTGTAGGTTAATTAGTTCGATGTAGCAGTAGCCCGCTACTGGCTGCTCATAAACAGAAGTTCGGCCGCTTGTGATCTGAACGCTCGCCAGTGTTACTTCTTGGTAATCGACGCCATTAATAAGGACGCGCCATTCTGGATTCCAAAGTGTCACGCGAAAGCACCCGATCCAAGAGTTCCGCGATAACTTGAATTATTAAGGACGTTAATAATTGCTCGGGCTGTACCTTCTGGATCGATCGCTCCGTTAACGGTTAAGTTAATGACTGCACCGCCGCCACCGCCTAGAGAATGATTCGGAATAATCTGTCCGCTGCGATTAGGCGTAAAAAGTTCTGGCCCTTGCTCGCCGACCATGTAGGACGTTCCAGAAGTAACAGGGCCACCGCTGGCACGTCCGCCGCCGAAGACGCGATCGATAAGTCCAGAGATTCCAGAAACGATCGGATTCTCTTTAACTAATCTTATAAAGTCTTTTACCTTATCGATCATGTCGCCCAAGAATCCGACGACTTTAGAGACGCCAGTAATGACGCCAGAGATAGCCGTACCAAGGACCTCGAAAGCGACCTTTAGAATCGTTCCGATAGCTGGGCCCATAGTGTCTCTTACGAATCCAGCGACGGACTTAAAGAGTGTAAATAAGGGAGCTAGATCATCTTCGTTGTTTTTAATAGCTGCGCTAACTTTTCCGAAAGCTGTTGAGATTCCTTGAATGGCTGGGCCGAATACACTAGCCCAGAATGGAACGACATAATCAAATAGGTAACTATAGAGAGCCTTAAAAGCTGGAACTAGGAAGTCTGTAAGAACTGTTTTAACACTCTTAAACGGACCTTCTAAATCTTTACCGATTGACTCTGCCATTTTAGAAAGAGTTGGAATTACCTTGTCTACGAAGATCGTAACCATCGGAGTAATCGCGTCGAGTACGAAAGAACCTACTGTCTCTTTACCTTCATCGAATGCGATAGTAAGTCGATCTAATTTTCCTTGGAATGTGTCGGCTTTTGTCGAAGCTTGATTGGCGAAAGTATCTGCAAGCTTCTTAGTAATTTCGTCCATCGAAAGAGTTTTTAACTGAGCAGAAGAAAGTCCGACGCCTAACTTACCCAGAGCCGTAGTGCTGCCTTCTGTTGCCTTGGCTAGCGCGCTCGAAACCGCTTCTAAACTTTTCCCGCTGCCCGCACTTATGTCTAAAGCTAATGCTTGGAGTTTCTGGGCTTTTTCTACGTCGCCAGTTGCGCGAGCTAAGCGTTCGAGTGATGGGCGAAGATCGTCATCTGTGACGCCAAACGCCAGCGATGTTTTCGTTATGTAAGACTCGGTCGCCTTGATCTGGGCGTCTGTTGCTCCCGTAACGTTCTTTAAGGTTAAAGCGAGTTTCTCCTGAGCTGCTGCGTCTGCGATTGCTGACTTAACGCCATCGATAAGAAGCTTCCCCGCGTAAGCGGCGGCGGCCACTGTGGCGGCTGCGAAAGCGGCAGCGGCTACCTTGCCGAACTTGCCGATCTTGCTAGAGAAGCCTTCGACTTCATTTTGCGCGCCTTTAACGCCCTTCTTTAATTCGTCGAAATCGGCGTCGAAAGTTATCTTTACTTTAGGAATGCCAGCCATTACTTAAACCTCAATTCGTCCGCGATTTGTTGAACCATTAACGCGTATTCGCGAGCGATGATCGGAACGTAATAATCCACAGCTGGAGCGATCCAGTAGCCGCGCTTATTGTAAGGAGTCTTAAATCTATTCGTGAATGGTCGACCGATGGAGTCCACGCCGCCATGAGAACCGTATTCCGTTCCCCATAAGAGCGCGCCCGCTGGAGCTGCGTTCTGGCGGACTCTGTTTCCCTTACCACTCTTAGAAGCTTCTCCGCCGTACTTTCGACCGACCTTCTTAGGGCCACCGATGTCGACGCGAATAAGACGATCGCGTTTAGGCGTAATCGTTTCGGCTACGAGTTTAGTCTGTGGAGCTGGCGCGGCTTGTGCGCTCATCATAAGTTGACCAGCTAGACGTTTAGATAAAGGTAAAGCTCGATCTCGGACGAGTTGCTGATACTCGGCGGGGAATGAACCTAAAAGGCCAAGCAGATTCTTAAACTCGTAAGGATCTACGGTAATGGCATAAGTGCCGCGGCCTTTCTTATCTGCCATTCCGTTTCTCCAGAATCTCTATAGCTGTAAGTATTTGCTCCGCTGTCTGCCACTCGCTCATCGGGATTTGAGTCGCGATGGCTAGCTCGACGATTAGCCGATTTAAGCTTCCAGCGGGGAAGCTTTTGGGTTTGCGTTACTCGCTGAGACTTCCGCGACCGTTTCGATCCAGACCTCGTAAGGCTTGACTGGAGTTCCCGCAGCTTCTCGCTTCATGGCTTGATAGCCAAGAAAGAGAAGATCGTTTACTCCGATCGTCTCGGCTTGCTGGATAGTCTTTCCAGTTTTGCTTTCCCACTTCGACCACTCGGGAGAAGCCGCCACGAATGTAACGGCCTCTCCTGAGAAGTATTCGACTTCGATGTTTAGTTTCATTTTTGCTCCCGATTCTGTTTTTTAGCTGAATGTCTCTGTAGGTGTTCCCACTACTGTAAAGGATAGCGTTACAGTTTGAGCGTCTGGGCTTGAACCGCCGACGCTTGGGAAAATTGGTAGAACGTTGAACGCGAAGACTGCACCTGTAACAGCTGTTAGCGAGATTGCTAGAGTCGTGTTCGGAGCTGCTTCTGCAGCAGTCCATAGAGCTTCACAGAGTGAATCTGTCGCGCCCCAGTCTGCAAGCATTTCGACGTCGAACGTCCACTGCTTATCGATTGAACGATAAGCCTTAGAGTAAAGCGTGTCGTAAGTTTCGATCGTTACGTCGCCGCTTAGCGTTGCGCTTGTAGCTTGCTCGTTATAGTTTTTGGTCGCGATCGTAACCGAAAGATCGCGCCCTGTAATTACGGTCGTGGCCATGTTGGTCTCCTAGTTTGTTTGTGTGTAATAAGTCGAAAGTTGAATCTCGCACGCGAGAATCTCTGACGCGCCTATGTTTAACGGAATCGGATTCGATACGTCCCCGACTTCGTACCCTGACGGAATAGCCGCCAGAATGCTAATTACGAGCTGTTCGATGTTATCGAGTGCGCTCTGATTATCGTAGATCGCTACGCCTACGGTCATAACTAAATTAATTTTTAGCTTTACGTTTCCTTTACCCAAGAAGCTCGGCTGTAAGTAAGGCGTATTAGGAACGATCGCCGCGAACGGAACGATCGGAGCTTCTGGAACTGAATCGTAGGTGTTAGCCGCTACTCCTGCGATGGCTGTCTTTAGTGGAGTGCGAACGCTACTTAGAATCGAACTGGCTGGCATTAGCCGACCATTACTTCGACGTCGATGTAATTACCTAAGAGGCCGATTACACGATTCTGAAGACTACGGCCCATTCGGTAAGGCGAACTAGCGAAGTCCAGCCCTTCGATCTGACCACCCGCAGCTGTGCGAGATTGGAAGACTTCTATCGATACTGCATAGATAGCGGACTCGATCGACGCGTTACCCACGTAGAGAGTCCCAGCTGAATAGCCGCTAAGAGTTGCCATTCCGTTCGGAATGATCTGGCGACGTGTTACGTCTGCCGATGTTAAAGCTGCGGAGAATGAAGAATCGGTAATAACTGTAAGAGTGTGAGTAGCTGTAAATGGAGCTGGAAGACCAGTTACGACGATGGACTGCCCTACGACGAACGGGTGTGTCCGACGAGTAAAGAACGTCGCGACGTTAGTGTTCAGCTCGTACTCGATTACAGCTGTAGAGTTCTGAATAAGAAGCGGGAGAATAACCTGCTCCGCTGTGTCGATGATGTCGTTTAGATAAGCGTCATCATAGAGAGAAGAGCTAACGCCAAGGACGGATCGCAGCTGTGCAGCTGTAATTATGTTAGGCATTAGCTCTTCCCTTCTACTACTCGACTAGCTCGGGAGCGAACTAGTCGATGTCTGATTTATTCGGATTACGCCTTGTTATTCTTGAATGCGCCAGCTGCGATCTTGGTAGCTAGTGCGCCATAACCGTAGTAACCGACTGTAATCTGGCCAGAAGCGATTACGTCTGCGCGTAGGCGGAACGTAGGTCCTTCGTACCATGTGTAAGCGTCTGGGTTAACGACTAGAAGAGTTCCGTCGCCATCGCCGCCATTAGTTGGATCTACGAATAGATTCAAGCCCGCGACGTTACCTACTAGAGAATCTGGACGAACTACTCCGCCCGCGTTCTGTGGTTGAGCTGCGTTATAAATTGGGCGTCCGTTGTCGTTAAGTGTCATCAAGTTAGCCCACTGGCCAGTTGACGCGATAAGTGACTTGGCGAATGGAGTAGGGAGTCCAGCTGTAGCACCATAAACAGAAGCAGCTCCACGAGAAATAATTCCAAGTAGTTCGGCAGCTGTTGGATAAGTAACTGTAGTAGTAGCGTCTGTTGAAGATCCTGAAATGAGAAGACCGTTAACGTAAGCATTTTCCGCTTTAGCCTTGGCTGCGGCCATGTTACGAATTAGTTCCTCAAAGAACGCTGGAGAAGTTCTGTCGAGAAGCTCAACAGAAAATGTCTGAGAGCCAAAGAACTTCTTAACGTCCACCGAAATGAACGCGGAGTTTTGGTCTGTATCGCTTGGAGCTCCATCTTCTGCTACTACTGCAACAGTAGGCGCAGCTGTAATCTTAGGAATCTCGAAAGTCATTCCAGCGTCTGGAAGAGTTCCGCGAGAGATTGCGTCAATAGATGGACGGATAGTTGTAGATAGTCCGTTAACTACTTCTGCCATCTGGCGAGTAGGAACTAGACCTGCGTTATCTGTCGTGTTATCGGCTGCGAGAACGTACTGGCGAGCTGAATCGTCGCCCATCGCTGCGCGAATAGTG